GCCACCACCAGCTCCTCAGAATAAATCTAAAGGAGAAGTTAAATGACACAAGGCGTACAAGACTTAATTAAAGCAATCAATTCTGGTGATTCATCAGAGATTGATACAGCATTCAATGCTGAGATGGCAAACCGTATCTCTACAAGATTAGAAGATATGCGCGTATCTGTGGCTCAAAATATGTTTGCTCTAGAGCAATCTGTTGAAGAAGATCAAGTAGAACCATCTGTTGAAGAAGTTGCTGTTGAAGAAACAGAAGAAACTACGGCAGAATAATGTTTAATCCATTAAGCAAGATGAACGTATCAGATCTAGGTCTTGATGCAGATCTATTAGAAGCGGCTATGAAAGTTAAAAAGGAGTCTGCTTATAATCCATCTTGTGCTATGGATGACCTTAAAGCAGAACCAAGCGGATCGACACCTGATGCTATGAAGGTTAACATCGCTTACGAAGCAAAGAAAAAGATTAAAAAAGAAGGTGTGTTTGGTGACCAAGAACCTGGTGGACCTAAAACGTATCATAAGGATAATCCAGTATAATGTATTACGGAGGTTTTCTTAAGGCCTTAAATGGCACTACTGCTCGTGTCCATTCATATGGTCATATCATTGAGCAGACTTCCAACGGTAAGATCCTTATCGATGGTGAGAAGACTTCTTTTACAGATTTAGAGGAAGCAAGACAATACGTTAAAGCAAAGCAATACAATAAAACGATAGAAGAACAAGTTAAGACAGAATTATACGAAGATATCCCAGATAATAAGATAGCGAATATAATTAAAGAGCATCACGATATTAAAGTTACAGATACATTAATAGAGTCATACATAGAACTTGCTTCCTCTAAACTTTTTACTGTAGACCCTGTTGTGTTAGAGATCAGAAACCTTAATAAGTTAGATAAACTTATTGAAGGCAAGATTGATTATAAGTTAGCTGATGGTACTATCATCGCTATCAATGAGTCGACTCAAGACAAGTTGGCAGAACTATTTAAAGACGAACAAGAAATCATTGAGCACATGAGAGAAAGTAAAGAAAACTTTATTGATGTACTCAAACAAATCGGAGAATAAAAATGGCTGCAGTTAGAACCACAATAATTAGAAATACAAACTATGAAACTATTATTAAATATGAAGGTAGTTCTTCAGATACTGCTGCAACTATTGATATATCTACATTAGCTAGTGCAGGACAAACTAGAAATAGCGATACTCCAACAGTTAATATAGTTAAATTGATTGCTTCTGGTTTGTTAACTTCAGGTGTTCTTATTACAAGAAATGGTATTAATATATTAGCTGCTGCGCCAGAAACTGCACCAGTAATTGATTTGACGCAAAACGGAATTCGTGATAACCTTCAAAATACACAGAATATTGTTATTACATGTAGCGGTGCAGCAAGTACTGGTTACTTAGTATTACGTAAAGTTTTAGGTTGGGATTCTAAAGTTGAGTACGAAAAATATGGTGCTTACGATGATGAAACTGCAGTTGGTGCATTAGACATCGTTGGTAGCCCAGATTACACAGGATAATAAAAATGAAACTAATTAAAGAACACACCGAGTCAGTAAAATACTTAGTTGAAGAGAAACTAGGTAAAGGTAAAGAATACTTCATTGAAGGTGTATTCCTTCAATCGAACTTAAAGAATCGTAACGGCCGCATCTATCCAGTAGAGATACTCGATAATGAGGTAAAACGATATAACGATGAATATGTCAACAAGAATCGTGCCTTTGGCGAATTAGGTCATCCTGATTCACCTACTATTAACCTTGACAGAGTATCTCATATGATCAAATCTCTACGTCGTGAAGGTGATAACTTCATTGGTAAAGCTAAGATCATGGATACTCCATATGGCAAAATCGTTAAGTCGCTCATAGACGAAGGAGCTACACTTGGTGTATCTTCAAGAGGTATGGGTTCACTTGACAAAAAAGGTGATGTTTCATTTGTTGGTAAGGATTTTACTTTAGCGACAGCAGCAGATATCGTTGCTGACCCATCCGCCCCTAATGCTTTCGTAGAGGGTGTAATGGAGTCTAAAGAATGGGTTATGGTCGATGGAAAATTTGTGGAGAAAGACTTACGAGAAATGCAGGCGAATATCCGTCGTGCGTCTAGTAAAAATTTACAAGAGGCAAAGGTTAGAGCATTCCAATCATTCCTCTCGAAAATTAAATAACTATAAATAATAGTATATCGATAAAACGATACACAAATTAGGAGAAAGAAATGTCAATCGAACAAAAAATTGCACAAATCTTAGCTGAATCAAAAACAGCTGATGATCAAGTGGAAGAAATTGTTGAAGAAAATACTGCAGCAGGCGACCAAGCAGTTATTCGTACAGCTACAAACTCTATTCCAGCTACAGCTGAAGTAGATAACGAAGCTAACGCTAAAAACAATGTAGAAGATGAAAAAGAAGCTGAAGTTGCTTCTAAGAAACCTAACGTTGTTACAGCAAAAGCTTCAGCTGGTGATCAAGCTGTTATTCGTCAAGGCGACGCAGTTCCAGCTACAGCAGCAGGTGCAGCAGTTAATTTTAAAGAAGACGTTGAAGCTTTAATTAACGGAGAAGACCTCACAGAGGAATTCAAAGCTAAAGCAGCAACAATCTTCGAAGCAGCAATTATTACTCGTGTTAAACAAGAAGTAACACGTTTAGAAGAAGAATTCGAAGCGCGTCTTGAAGAAGAGGCAGCAAAGAATCAAGAGGGTCTTGTTGAAAAAGTTGATGGATACCTCAACTACATAGTTGAGCAGTGGTTTACACAAAATGAAATTGCCCTTGAAAGTGGTATGAAGTCTGAAATTCTTGAAGGTTTTGTTTCAGGTCTTAAAGGCTTATTCGAAGAGCATTATATCGACGTTCCAGAAGAGAAATTCGATGTATTAGGTGCTTTAGAAGAACAAAACTCAGAACTTCAAGCAAAGTTAGATGAACAAGTTGCAGCTAACGTTGAGCTTAACAAAGCTTTAAACGAATCAACTCGCGGCGAAATCATTGACGGCGCTTTAGATGGTTTAACAGAAACTGATAAAGAAAAATTCCTTGGCTTAGCTGAAGAATTAGCTTTTGAAGATGCTGAATCATTTGCAAAGAAAGTTCAGACAATTCGTGAAAATTATTTCACAAACAAGGCATCAACAATCGTTGAGTCTGTAGTAACAGATACTCCAGTTGAAATGATCGCAGAAGAAAAAGCTGTTGATCCTTCAATTAAGAGATATATGTCTGCACTCAATAACATTAAATAAGGAAAATAAAATGTCAATCAGACAAGACTTAGTAAAAAAATGGGAGCCGATCTTAGAGCATAAGTCACTTCCAGAAATCAAAGATAACTATCGTAAAGAAGTTACTGCGATTCTTTTAGAAAATCAAGAACGTGAAATGAAAAAGGGTGCTGAAGCGCTTTTCGAAGCTGCTCCTGCTAACTCTGGTGGTATTGGTATCGCTTTAGGTGGTTCTGGTGATGCAACAGGTACAGTAGCTGGTTTCGATCCAGTTCTTATCGCGTTAGTTCGCCGTGCAATGCCACAAATGATCGCTTACGATATCGCTGGCGTTCAACCAATGACACAACCTACAGGTTTGATCTTCGCTATGAAGAGCAAATATACAACACAAGATGGTACAGAAGCATTATTTAACGAAGCTGATACAGCTTTCGCTGGTGCTACTGGTGCTGCTCAATCTGGTACAGTTCCAACTAACGTTAACGTTATTGGCGGTATGGCTACTTCAGTTGCTGAAGCTTTAGGTTCAACACCTGCTGATTTCCATTCAATGGCTTTCTCAATCGAGAAGACATCTGTAACAGCTAAAACACGTGCACTTAAAGCTGAGTACTCAATCGAGTTAGCTCAAGACTTGAAATCAGTTCATGGTTTAGATGCTGAAGGCGAATTAAGCAACATCCTTTCAACAGAAATCCTTGCTGAAATCAACCGCGAAGTTATCCGTACAGTTTACTACGGTGCTAAAGTTGGTGCTCAATACGGCACAGCTACTGCTGGTACATTCGACTTAGACGTTGACTCTAACGGTCGTTGGTCTGTTGAAAAATTCAAAGGCTTATTGTTCCAAATCGAACGTGAAGCTAATGCGATTGCTCAACAAACTCGTAGAGGTCGTGGTAATTTCATCATCTGTTCATCAGACACTGCATCAGCATTGGCTATGGCAGGTGTATTAGATTACGCTCCAGCTCTTTCAACATCATTGAACGTTGATGAAGCTTCAACAACATTCGCTGGTGTTTTAAATGGTAAGTACAAAGTTTATGTTGATCCATATAGCGGCGGTAACAATCCTGGCGCAGCTGGTGCACAATTCTTTGTAGTTGGTTACAAAGGTACATCAGCATTTGATGCTGGTTTATTCTACTGCCCATACGTTCCACTCCAATTGGTTAGAGCTGTTGATCCTAACACATTCCAACCAAAAATTGGCTTCAAGACACGTTATGGTATTGTTGCTAACCCATTCGTTAATTTGGATGATAGCAATAGTGACAACAATGTTATTGTAGCTAACAAGAACTACTACTACCGTAAGGTTGCAGTAACTAACTTAATGTAAGAATACCCGTAAGGGAACTACAATTAGTTGTAAAGAGGGCTCGAAAGAGCCCTTTTTATTGCATATAAATAGTATATAACATTAAGGAATTAACTATGCCTAACGAAAATTGTCCTATACCAAGTAACATTAATCCGTTATCCCCTACCGGGTTTAGACTTTCTATCTCTAAGTTACCCGATCTAGTATACTTCTGTCAAGAAGCAAACTTGCCAGAGATAGAGTTACCATCCATGCAGATGCCCACCCCGTTTTCAACTATTGGTGTGCCAGGAGATATGCTTCATTATGGAGACTTAGTCGTACAGTTCTTGATTGATGAGAACCTTGCAAACTATAAAGGCATATATGAGTGGTTAATTGGTTTAGGATTTCCGGAAAATCATTTACAATATCAATCTTTAGCTAATAGTGAACCTTTGGCTGGAAACAATAGATTTGGTGGCATGATTGGTGATTATTCAGATGGTACATTAGAAATATTAGGTAGTCAAAATACAGCAACACAAAGTATCTTATTTAGAGATATTCATCCTGTGGCATTGTCATCATTACCATTTACGGCTACTGTTACTGATGTAAACTACTTGATTGGTACATGTACATTTAGATATAATTATTATGATTTTATAGACTTTAATTCTACTTCAAGCGCGGTGGGAGCAGCAAACTAAAGCATGTACTTTAATTAGTTATTGTGTTATAATGTAATTTTAAATGGTGTGGGTATATTATGAATATTGAAGAGATTCAGCAAATGTGGGAGCAAGACAGTATCATCGATGATAATCATCTTGGTGAAGCATCGACTGAGACAGCTAAGGTCCATTCTAAGTATATTAAACTTATGGTAGGAGTCAAGCTCAAGCTTACAAAAGCTAGAGGCGAATATAATATCTTACGTAAGAATAAGTTTAGGTATTACCGTGGAGAACTATCAAGAGAAGAGTTAGCTGACTTAGGTTGGCAACCTTATCAACTAATCAAACCACTTAAGAATGAGATGGATGAATTCCTTCAAGGTGATCAAGACTTAATAACACTAAACACTCGTATAGAATACCTTGAAACTATGGGTTATCTGCTCGAAGGTATCTTAGGTCAAATCAAAGCCAGAGATTGGCAACTTAAAAACGGTATTGAATGGAAGAAGTTCCTAGCTGGAATGTAATGAAACTAACCATTGAAAAACTTAATGAAGTAAACATTCGGGTTTACGGAGATGCTGGTTGCGAACAAGAACTGGAGAACTTCTTTACGTATGAAGTTCCTGGTGCAAGGTTCACTCCTAAGTTTAAAGCCAGGTTATGGGACGGTAAAGTTCGCCTGTATTCATTAATCAAGAAGACGTTATATGCTGGTCTATATCAATACGTCTTAGAGTTTGCACAACGTAATAACTATGAGTTAACGTTTAATCCAACAGATGATTATCCAAAACCTCTAGATCTACAAAACTATACTACCGAACAAGTATCAAAATACATATATGACTTAGATCTATACGGACGCGGAGAACCAATCGAACCTCGCGACTATCAGATCGAAGCTGTTAAGACCGCACTTAATTTAAACAGAACAGTACTACTATCGCCTACTGCATCAGGTAAATCATTCATGATATATTGTTTGATGAGATGGCATCTTGAAGAAGACCGTAAGACTATCATCGTCGTACCTACTACATCGCTAGTCGAACAGATGTATTCAGACTTCGAAGACTACTCATCACACAATGGTTGGTCAGTTGGTGCTAATTGTCAAAAACTATATTCAGGATTTACAAGAGAGTTTACTAAGAACGTATTAATAACTACATGGCAATCCATCTATACACAGCCTAAACAATGGTTTGAAAACTTCGATGTCATAGTAGGTGACGAAGCTCATCAATTTAAAGCTACATCATTGATTACTATCATGGAACGTATGCAGCATGTTAGGTATCGTATAGGTACGACAGGCACAATAGATAATAAGAAGATCAATCAACTTACATTAGAAGGATTATTTGGACCTGTCCATAGAGTAACCACCACGCGAGAATTAATGGATGATGGTAAGGTAGTAAACATCGATATTAATTGTGTATTATTAAAGTATAAAGATGAGATACGTAAAGCTTGTAAAGAGCAAACCTATCAAGAAGAGATGGAGTTTCTGGTATTAAACGAAGCGCGAAATAAATTTATACGCAACCTTGCTTTATCATGTAAAGGTAATACGTTAGTACTATTTCAATTCGTAGAAAAACATGGCATACCACTGTATGAAGATATCAAAGCTAAAGCTCCCGATAAAAATGTGTATATTGTACACGGTGGAGTAGAGACACTTGATCGTGAAGATATTCGCAAGAATACTGAGCTAGACGCAAATACAATCATAGTTGCCTCATATGCTACGTTCTCAACGGGTATAAATATACCTAGTATAGAGAATATTGTATTTGCTTCTCCTACTAAGTCTAAGATCAGAAACCTTCAATCTATTGGTCGTGGTTTAAGACTTAAAGATGGCAAGACACATCTTAACCTATATGATATCGCAGATGATATTCAATACAAATCGAGAAAGAACCATACACTGAATCATTTTGTTGAAAGAATTAAGATATACTCGGAAGAAAAGTTTGACTATAAAGTCCACGAGGTACAACTATGACAGCTGACTTAGATCGTTACGTAGTAATAAAGTTAATCTCTGGTGAAGAGCTAATAGGAACTCTTATCAAAGAAGATGACTATGATATTAAGATACAATTTCCTATGATGGTAAAAAAGGTAAATCGATTATTGGGTGATATGCCTGTAGAATCTATCGTCTTAGGCACTTATAGCCATTTTTGTGCAGATGATGAGTTTACTTTTAACAAACAACATATCATAGTATTAAAAGAAATGGATCCTCGTTACATAGAAGAGTATCATAGATCTGTAGATGATTTCATTGGAGCTAGTGCCCCAGACCCACAACCTTACAACCCGAACGAAGTACAACAATTGACGGACAAGCTTAAGAACTTATTTAGAGATCAATTGAATGAAGACGAAGAGTATCCTGAAACATTCTCTTTAAACATCAATGGTAATAAAACATTACATTAACCACTTGAAGAACCCCATACAGTTATATTAACACGGAGTACAATTAAAGTACAATTATTTTTATGGATCAAATTACAATAGAAGAATCAGCATCAGATAAGATTAAATTACTACTAGCAGAAGAGAATACTCCCGAACTTAAGTTAAGGATATTTGTTTCAGGTGGTGGGTGTTCAGGCTTTCAATACGGTTTTACTTTTGACGAAAATCAAAATGAAGACGACTTTGTTATAGAACAAAACGGAGTTAGTTTATTAGTTGATGCAATGAGCATGCAGTATTTAACAGGAGCAGTCATTGGATATAAAACATCCTTAATGGGAGAACAATTCGAGATAAAGAATCCAAACGCCACAAGCAAATGTGGTTGCGGTTCATCATTCGCGGCATAATATGGCATATTCAGATAAAGTATTAGATCACTACGAAAACCCAAGAAATGTGGGATCTTTAGATAAAGAATCATTAAGTGTAGGCACTGGAATGGTAGGAGCTCCAGCTTGCGGAGACGTGATGAAGTTACAGATAGAAGTAGAAGGAGGCACCATAATAGATGCAAAATTTAAGACGTATGGCTGTGGTTCTGCTATTGCTAGTTCTAGTCTTGTCACCGAGTGGCTCAAGGGCAAAACGTTGGATGAGGCACAAACAATCAAGAACTCCGATATCGCAGAAGAGCTAGCGTTACCTCCAGTTAAAATCCACTGTTCGGTCCTTGCAGAGGACGCAATCAAGGCCGCAATTACAGATTATAGAAACAAGATAAAATAATTTTACTTTATACCCACTATGTAGTACAATGGTCTTAATTATTAAACAAAGGTGAATTACATGGCTGAGAAAAAACCAGTCCACTACGTAAACAACGTTGACTTCTTAGAAGCAGTTAAAAAATATAAGAAGCAATGTGCAGAAGCCGAAGCTGGTGGAGATCCTAAACCACAGCTCTCTAATTATCTCGGCGAGTGTATCCTTAAGATTGCTACTAAGTTAGCTAATCGCCCGAACTTTATCAACTATTCCTATAAAGATGACATGATCCTCGACGGCATCGAGAACTGTATCATGTACTTTGATAACTTTGATCCCGCAAAATCATCTAATCCATTCAGTTATTTTACGCAAATCATCTACTATGCGTTCCTTCGTCGTATAGAAAAAGAAAAGAAGCAATCATATATCCGCGGTAAACTAATCAGAGACACCACGATAGAATCATTCGAAACACAAGGTCATGATGACGGCGATGACTTCTACAATGGCTTCATTGGGTTCATGCAACAGCATGGTACTTTTGATGATGCATTTGAAGAGCGCCAAAAGAATAAGAAGAAGAAAAAGAAAGTTGATCCTGATACTATAACATTAGATACATTTATTGAGAATCCAAATGAGTAAGATAGTTATTCTTGGTGATACACACTTTGGTGTAAGAGGAGACTCATTAAAGTTTCACAAATACTATGAGAGGTTTTATGAAGAATTTTTATTCCCGTATATGGAAGAGCATAACATCAAAGGTATCTATCAGCTTGGCGATCTATTTGATCGTCGTAAGTTTGTTAACTTCAATACGCTTGCTGAGTGCAAACGATACTTCTTCGATCAACTCAAAGCAAGAGGCATCCAACTAGTAACTCTACTAGGTAATCATGATATATTTTGGAAAGAGTCGTTACAAGTTAATGCTCAGTCATTGATATTAGGCGAGTATGATAACATCATAGTGATCGATAAACCTACTCGCATGCATGAAGATAATACAATTATCGATCTTATACCATGGATTTGTAAAGAGAATGAAGACGAAGTATTTAGTTTTATTGATAGCAGTAAATCTGATCTATGTTTAGGTCATTTTGAAATAGCAGGATTCCCAATGTATCGTGGTATGGTAGCAGAAGATGGTCTATCACATGATATGTTTAGTAAGTATGAACGAGTATTATCTGGACATTACCATACAAGGTCTAAGCAAGAAAACATCGAGTACATCGGCACTCCATATGAGATGACATGGCAAGATGCATCTGATCCAAAAGGATTTAGTATATTTGATACAGAGACAAGACAACTTGAATTCATCCAAAACCCTTTCACTATACATGAAAAGATCGAGTATAATGATAAGGACGTAGAGCCAATCGATCTTACAACAATTGAAATAAAGGATAAGTACATTAAGTTGGTGGTTATAAATAAAACCGACCTATATAAGTTTGATAGGTTTGTCAATTTATTGTACGAACAAGAACCATATGAAGTCAAAATCATCGAAGACCTTTCAGAGTTCAATGAAGGTACCATCGACGCTGAGATTAATCTCGAAGATACTATTAGCATTCTTGGTAATTATATTGATAGCGTCCAAACGGAAGGAGATAAAGAAGCTATTAAATCTTTCGTAAAAGGATTATACATTGAAGCAATTAATCAGGAGGTTGTTTGATTATATTTAAGTCTGTGAGTTGGAAAAACTTCCTCTCAACTGGTAATGTAGCAAATAAAGTAGAATTAGATGGTCACTCAACAACCTTAATAGTTGGGAAAAACGGTGAAGGTAAGTCCACTATCCTTGATGCACTTACCTTCTCACTGTTCAATAAACCATTTCGTGATATCAACAAGAACCAATTAGTAAACTCTATTAATCAAAAGAATTGTGTGGTTGAGATTGAGTTCTCTATTGGACCTCTAAACTATAGAGTAGTACGTGGTATCAAACCAAATATCTTTGAGATATATCAAAACGGAACCATCATCAATCAAGATGCTGCCGTAAAAGATTATCAAAAAGTCCTCGAACAGCAGATCCTAAAATTAAATTATAAAACCTTCACCCAGGTAGTGATATTAGGGTCTGCTTCCTTTGTACCGTTCATGCAGTTACCTGTATGGCAAAGACGTGAAGTCATCGAAGATATCCTTGACATCAAAGTATTCTCTACGATGAATACAATATTAAAAGAAAAGATAGCAGAGAATAAAGAAGAACTGTTTGCAGTAGAGACTGAGATTCGTATCATCACCGAACAAGCTAAAGCGCAAAAGAGTTTAATTGATTCTCTACAACATTCTAAAGATCAAAATGTTAAGGTGTTAAAAGATAAGATCGAGACTAATATCAACGAGATAAATGATAAGACTCAGTTAGTAGATCTGATCAACAAAGATATCGAAGAGTTAAATACTAAACTAGTCACTAAGCTTGATGTAGATAAAAACCTTGACATGTGTAAGACTAACATGAATAAGTTGCAACAAAAGATGGCAGGTGTAGATGAACACTTACAATTCTTTACACAAAATGAAACATGTCCTTCATGTGAACAAGGTATTCAGCATGAACATAAAGACAAGATCATCGATAAGATTACGCATGAGAAGCAAGAACTCAATAACGGAATATCTACACTCAACTCTGCATACACTAAACTAAGTAGAGACCTACAAGATAAACAAGATGTGTTGAATCAGATACAAGATAAGAACATCTCTATATCCACTGAGATCAATGCGATGAACATGCTAATCAAAGCAAATAATGCATTAGAGAAAGAAATCAGCGAGCTATCTGTACAAGGTGATATCGATGCAGAGAAAGATAAGATCAAACTATTAGCTAACGATGCACTACAAAAAAATGAAGTAAAGATGGAACTTGTAAAAGAGAAACAACTACAAGAGATCGCAGGAGTATTACTAAGAGATACGGGTATCAAGACCACTATCATTAGAGAATACTTACCAGCAATGAACAAACTAATTAACATGTATCTGTCCGCAATGGACTTCTTTGTTAAGTTTGAACTAGATGAATCATTCAACGAATCGATTAAATCTAGATTTAGAGACGAGTTTACATATGCCTCATTCTCTGAAGGAGAGAAGATGCGTATTGACTTGGCAATCTTATTCACTTGGCGTCAGATCGCTAAGATGAAAAACAGTGTCAACACCAACTTACTATTACTAGATGAGATTTTTGATTCTAGTCTTGATGTAGCTGGCACTGATTACTTCCTGTCCGTAATGGATACATTGGGTGAAAATACCAATGTCTTCGTTATATCCCATAAAGGTGATGTGCTTCTTGATAAGTTTAAGAATAATATTCGCTTTGAAAAGACTAATGACTTCTCTAGTCTGGTAACTAACTCATAGGCTATGTACTTTAAATAAGATATAGGGTATAATGTTTCTTTTAGGAGAGACTATGACAATCTATATCTTACATGCAACAATCACACAAACTAACCACCAATTCATTGAATTATTCACTTCAATAGAACTATTAAACACATACCTTCAAGCGCATCCAGAGCTCACCATGCATGAAATAACCCTCCATGAAGTAAACCCTTTATAAATCAATAACTTAGATAATTATCTATATAAATCAATAACTTAAGGGCTATGTACTTTAAATAGTCTTTATAGTATAATGGTTATATTAATTGGAGAGATTGATGACAAAAACAGACTTAGTAGCAAAATTATTAGCAAACGAAAACCTTACAGTGATCCAAGGTCCTGTTAAGACTGCTTCGTTTGACATAAAGAATCGCGTCCTTAGACTTCCACAATGGAAGGACATGACTAACGATCTTATCGATATGTTAGTTGGTCATGAAGTTGGTCACGCGCTTTACACTACTCTTGAAGAGTATTCAACAAAAAATCCCCATAAAGATCTTGCTCACTTCGCAGGTTATATGAATGTGCTTGAAGACGTACGTATCGAAAAATTAATGAAGCGTCGTTATCCTGGCCTTCGTAAGTCATTCAACGCAGGATATAAAGAATTAAACACGCGTGACTTCTTTGGCATCGCTAACGGCGACTTTAAGAATATGTTATTGATCGACAAGATCAATTTATATTTTAAAGCTGGTTATAACTGCGGTGTTATATTTAATGACATCGAAAAAGCATTCGTTAGACGCGCTGAAGAGACTGAAACATGCGATGATGTTATCACTTTAGCTAAAGAGATATATGACTATTCTAAGAAAGCTATGGAAGATAAGATCGAAGAGTTAAAAGCTCAATCAGACGATCACGAAGAATTTGACGAAGAAGAGTCTCAAGAGCAAGGTACATCAAACGAACAAGACTTTGATGCTGACGAAGAAGAGACTGATGAGATCGAAGACGAATCATCAGCACCATCAACTCAAAACGATCCATTGCAAGACCTCGAAGATTCATTAGAAGATCAGTTAGAATCACAAACTGAAAAGAACCTTAAGAATAAGATCGAAGAGTTAGCTGATACTTCTATCGAATACAAGTATATCACTATCCCTAAACAAATTAAAGTTAGTCCTTTAGTTACCTATAAAGAAGTATTCGAACAACATGCTGCATATCAAACAGAATGGGATGGCAACGGAGGTTATAAACTAATCTCTGAAGACGACATCGAACGTGCTGAAAAGTTTAAAGCATCATCTAAGAATATCGTTAGCTATCTTATCAAAGAATTTGAGATGCGTAAGTCAGCACAAAACTATAAACGTGCTAAAGTTTCAAAGTCTGGTTCATTAGACGGCAAGAAACTTTATGCGTATAAACTAAATGATGACATATTCAAACAAGTAATGACTATCCCTAACGGTAAGAATCATGGTATGATATTCTTATTGGATTGGTCAGCGTCAATGGATCATGTGTTAAGACCTACTATCGAACAGGTTATCTCATTAGCTATGTTTTGTAGAGGCGCACAGATCCCATTCCAAGTATTTGCATTCACAAATGGTTGGTCTGATTCTAAGTATAGAAACGAAGATGGCTCTCGTTTAATTAATTATAGCGATACTGAGATTGACACATTTGGTCTTACTATGATGGAATTATTCTCATCTAAGATGACTCAATCAGAGTTTAATAAGATGATCAATATTAGCTTATCACATTACTTCAATAATCTTGGTAATTTTAAAACATCTGGTACACCATTGAATTCGGCATTAGCATGGTTATACAATTATATTCCAGAGTTTAAATCTAAGAACGGTATTGAAAAGACGACACTCATTACATTGACTGATGGCGAAGGCGAGTACTTAAGAACTGGCACAGATCAAGTTAGGACAAGACGAATTTTTGGCGAGTCTATTAAAGAATATGTTACAGTTAAGCCATTCTTATCTGATACGGTTACTCATAAGAACTATCCAATGTCAGAGAACGCGGAGCAAACTAAGTCACTCTTACAGATGATTAAAGATAGACACAACATCACCACTGTAGGTTTCTATATTACTAAAGCAACATATAGAAACTTACACGGAGCTTTAGTAGCACACTATGGTTATGGTCAGCATGTATCGACATTCGCTATCGAAGATCTTAAAAAAGATATGAGACGTAATGGTTT